GCCATGCCTCGCGCCGCAACTTGCTATATTGGTTCGGGCTAAGACCCAGCTTCGCGACAATCGGCTTCAGGTATTTGTCAATCACCGGCCCTGCATGATCGATAACCTCGTTGTAGGCGCGGTTCGTTTCCGCTGCGCTCTCTTTGGTCTTGCGCTCCTCCAACTCGCGCTGGAGCCGCTCCACTTCCGGGTTGGTCTTCGGGGCTTCCTTGACCCCCTGGCGCTGCGACTGCACCCATCCCGCCAACTCCTCGCGTAGCTTTTCGGCGTCGTCCGTCTTGCCGCCGCGGTAAAGCTCCACCATGCGGTCGAAGGCTTCCGGGAATCCGGAGCCGTCCAGAAACCTGACTGCGTGCGGAGCGACCGCCTTCTGGTATTCCTGCGGGTTGCGCTTCTCCAGTTCGGCAAAGATCAGCGGGGCCAGCTTGGTCATGCCCTGCGGCGCTTCCTCCCACATCCGGGTATTGACGGCAGGATCGCCCGCCTCCAACTGCTGGTCGATCTGCTGGATATTGGAGAGCGTGGACTGAAGATTGCTCAGTCCCTCACGTCCGCCAAATGAATCAACGAGTGCCTTGGTTTCGCGGGCTTCCCGTACAGTGGAATAGACCTTTTCATAGGCTCCCACCTTGCCCACGCTGTTGGTGAGCGCCTGCGCGTCCGCCAACAGACTCGCCTTTTCGTTGGGGTCGGCTACTGAGTCGGCTTGACTCTTGAGCGCCGCAATCCGCTTCCTCAGCGCATCCGGCTGGCGCCGCCCATCGAGCTTATCCGCTTCGGGCTTCGCTTCCGGCTGGTTTTCCGGCTCTGGCGCGGTGTCTACAAACGATTCCGCCCCGGCGTCTACAACCGGCGCTTCCGCTACGGCTACTGCTCCCTCATCTGCCATTTATTCCCGTCCTTGAATTGCTTGCACTTCCGAAACGAAAGCCTGCGCGTCTTCTAAGCTGGGGAATTCCAGCGCGACCACGCTTGAGGTGGATTCCGCCACGTCATGGGGCGCGATTGTCGTCGTAGTCGCCGTTCCCCAATCGCGCAGGCGTCCCTTCGTAATAGCCTGTTCAATCATTTGCCCCGTCCTTGCTTATAAGCGGGCTAACCAATTTGTTGATGACGTCCTGTAATTCAAAATTCGCAGTAAGCGTCGTGATCATCACCGCGACGGACCAGTGGGAATGATGCCAGGCAATGAAAAGCACAACCGCTTCGCCCACATAGCGAGGGATACTCCGAATCAAACATCTTTTGATAAGCCGCTTCTCTTTGGTTTCCACTTGTTCCGTCCTAACTCAGTGATTTTCCAACTACGCTGGTCTTGCGCTCGATTTCGCTGCCGGTCGGCCCGACACCCTTTTCCGTGGTCGTGACCTCGTGGGGGGCCAGTTGCTGGTCCTGCTGAATGCTTTCCGGCGAAGACGCAATGCCCATCTTGGTCAGGGCGCTCGACTGCTCCTGCGGCGGTAGCTTATCGACCGCAACCGTCATGGAAGTCTTGGGCTGAATGGGCTGCTGGTTCTGCATGGCCTGTTTGGCCGCTTCCGCCCGGTGCTGCTGCAAATGCAGATTCAGGTTCTCGAAGATGGCCTGATCTTCGGGCTGGCGGCTCGACGCCAAACGCCGCCCTTCGGGTCCGTTGATGATGCCCAATACCACCAATGCCTCAACCGCGTGGTTGTCCGTGGGCCGCACCGGAACGCTCGAAATCTGCTGCGGGGTGTTCTGCAACAACTGCTGCGCCTGTTGAAGCTGCTGGGCTTTTTGCGGGTCCATCGGCTGACCTGCGGCCTCTAATTGCTGCTGCTCGGCTACTCCCATCGCAATCAGCGGACTAATCTGCTGTTCCAGTTGCAAGTACTGCGGATTCGGCTGCGGCGGAGTCTTGAGCAGGATATCCAACTCGCCCTGCTGCTTTTCAACCGCATCGATGCCAGGAAGGATCACCCCCTTAGGAAGAAATTCCTTCATCGCAGCGAGATTGCGCGGGTCGGCAAGCCACGATGCGATGGTCGGGTTGCTCGGCGCCGCATTCATCAACTCGTTCCAGACTTTCTGCCGATCCGACCACGATTCGGGGAAATTGGCGCTTCCATCGGCTCGGGCTGTGGCCGCGCCCATCTTCAGGTCCTTCATCTGCGCCTGAATCCGGCCTCTGCCGGGAAACGTCGTGTCAAATTTCGCCTCGTCCGGCTGCACGCGGGCATTCCACGCCACTGCCTGGGTCGTCATCTGCGCGAACCCGTCCAGAATGTCTTTCCAGCTTTCCCCAAAGGAGCTTCTGGCGTTCTCGTCCTTCATGTCGGCTTCGGTGGCCGTCTGGGTAGGGTCGTGGGCATCCTGTGAACCGGCAATGCCTTGCTGGGCGTGCGTCAACTGCTCCGCCAGCGGCCCGGTCAGCCACATAATGAATTCGGGCAGCGTGGGCGTGTGGGTCGGCTGCGGGAACGGCAGAATGCTGTCTGCTGCGGGTCGCCCAGCCACCAGCGCGCTTCCCTTGAACGGTTCCAGGGTAGCCACGCGCACGCTCGAAGCCCGCAAGGCGTCCACATTCCACACATCCGAATCGAGGCCCACCCGAGGAATTTCCTTGCGGCAGAACTCGTCCCACAAATCCACCAGCACGTTCACCCGCATCTGCGGGCCTGCGTAGGATTCGGTCAAGGCTCTGCGATTCTGACCTTTTCCCGTGCGCGCGTGGAATTCAGTCAGCGACTCTTCCATGGATTCATTGCGGACAAAGGCCAGCGCTTTTGCTGAGTAGACAACCAGAAAGCCTTTGGGGAAGGTGGTCCAGAACCACGACCGCAAAGCCTTCGGGCAACTTTCATCCATGTAGAATCCGGGCCGGAACCATACACGGGTCTTGGTCACATCCCGCATCAACGAGTCGCCGGTTGAAAAATTCGACTGCATGGACAGGTTGATCGATTGTCTTGCCATCCGGTCCAGCTTTAATTCCGCGATGCCCAAATCGCCAGCTGTGATCTTGTCGGCGATCCATGGGAATTCCGATTTCTGCGAAGCGATGTCGTATTCCCGAGCCAACATGCAATACTGCCAGTCGCGCATGGACTTCGAGATAATCGAAACCTTGCGCTCCAGCTTGCCGAACAGTTCGGATACGGTGCGAATCCTGGGCCGACTGCTTGTTTCTCCCGCGGCGTCGGGATCTTCGCCGTCCGCCGTCTCCGGAACCACATCCGGAGCAATGTCCTCGTAGCCCCACTTCTGCGCGTCGGCTACCGGGCGGCTATAGCCCACCGCCGTTTCATCGGTGCAGTAGGTTCGGGCCAAATCCGCTTGCAGGGCGCCGTACTTGTTATCTTCGGCGATAAAGTGCTTCAGGCAATTAGCCGCCGCCGCGTAGGTCTCATCATCCGGGTCGCCGGGCTTCTCCGCAAAAAAGGTGCCCTCGGCAATTTCCCGCGTCAGCAGCGAAACAATGGTGTCGTTCTTTTCGCCAATGACGTTGGTCGGGTAATTATTCTTCGCCATGGCCGCGCCGAGAACTCCGTAGCCGCGTCCAATGGTGCTTTGCCCCTGGATATTCCATCCGCCGTTGCCGTCGGGGTTGATATTGTGGAAGCCGCGATCCAGCAGCTCCAGAAACCACGCGATCTGCACTTCCATGCGCCGTGCTACCGCATCGGCCTTGGCCGCCGCCTCGACCATCGCCTGAATCGCGTTGGCGCGGTCATCGTCCAGCCGGTTCTCGGCGTTCTCCGCCGTCGTCCACATGGGCTGGTCGGAAACGTCGAAGGCCGCGAAGGTGCCCAGCGGCAACGAAGACGGGTCAAAGTCCTTCTCGGTAACTTCGCCGTCTTCCAGAAGCGCGTCAGCCATCTATTTCGTTTCCTTTTGCGGATGTTTGGCGATGATGCCGATCATGTGCTGCCGTAACCGCTCATCATCCCAACCAGCGGGGCAATGCGCGGTGGGCGCTCCGATGACCCACTCGGTGTCAACTCTTAACCTTTCGGCGATTGCGCGTATCGTCATTTCGATCCCAGAGGCTTCGACATCGCGTGCATGGGTTGGGCCTGTTGCTGGCGAAAACTGTCCAAAGCTTTCCTCTGCTGTTCCATGACGTAGGGGTCTTTGTTGGGGTCGGCTTCAGGTGCGGGTGCCGGCTGGGCGTGGGGCGGGAATCCCAGCACGCTCTCGATGGTGTTGATGGGGTGCTCGATGGCGTTCGCCACTTTGCCGGGGATATCGGAATACTTCTGGATAAAGCCGGTCATGGGGCCGTAAGGCTGTGTGCTCATTTATCCCCCTTCAGAGGTTTGCTCATTTCGTGCAGCTTTTTGGGTAATTCCTTGCCCTTGCTGGCAGCGTTCCACTCGTCCACGTCCACGCCCTGCTTTTCGAGCTTGTCGCGGTTGGCGTTGAAATAACGTTCTTGGGCCTGCGAGACGAAGGGCATCTACGACCACAGTTTTCGAGACAACGCGCTTACTGCGACACAGGCTAACGGTTTCCAGTGCGGTGCCCGCGTATTGGCCCAGCGAATCATCGGAGAGCCGCAATAGGGTATGGATATTTTCCACACCATGATTAGCCGATCGATAGCCCTCGACATCATTTCGCCATCGCCTTGAAGCCTTTGGCGCTGGCAATCATCCGCCCCAGCCGTCCGCTGTGGTGGCCTGCAAGGTCTTTGGCGGGAATCTTCTCGCTTTCGGGCACACCCAGAGCGCGATGCAATGCGCCGGGATGCTCTTTGAACGAGCCCTTACTGCCGAGATTCACAGTTTTCGTTTTCGATCCGTACATGGCTACTCATACTCCGGCGCATCGCCATCCTGCGGCTGCTCCTCTTCCACGCCCGCGCCCGCCAGCTTCTTGGCGTGGTCGTGCGCTTCGTCCGCCGAGCCGTGATCAGAGTGGTGTTCGTGGCCGTCCGGATGCTTGGAATGGACGTGATGCTGTCCCGCCTCATGCTCATGCATCACATTGACCTCAACCGCCGGCCCATGCTCCTGCGCGACTTTGGAACCGTCCTGCTCGTCGCCGCCCTCGGTGGGCTGCTGTAAGGGGTCAGTGGCGGGTGCCGAGTTGCGCTCCATCGAACGCTTATGCGCCATCATCGGGGCGCGGTTCGTGCTCTTGAATCCGTCCCCTGCTTCGTATGCCATCTTCTTCCTCCTGCAACATTTTTTTAAGTTCGCCGTCCCAACCTTGCGGGGCCGTGACTTGCGTTTCCTGCGCCACCTGCTGCCCAAACTTCGCCGCATACATCGCGCCAGCGGGCGAGCCGAGCGGCATCAGCACCAGCCGCATCCGCTCGTTCTCTGACTTCACCGCGGCCAGTTCCAGTCGTAGCGAGCGAATGAGCGTGTCTTTCTCCGCAATCCGTGTGGACAGATCGCCGCGCAACTGCTCGACGTGCTGTTCCAAGTGGGCCACATAGCGCGATTCGGTCAGCCAGTTAATAAAGAGTTCGCGGAGTTTCAATTCGGCCTCCCGCGATACAGCGGATGACTCTGCGCGTGCTCGATCATGGATTCATTGGTCAACCGAATGCGCTCCTGCTCCTGCAAGCACCGCTCCACGCCCACATCGATCAGCCGCTTGACGACAGCAATCTGATCTTCCTTAGTCATGCGGTAGCGGGTCATGATGGCCGACGCTTTCCCGATTTCGTCTTCGAGGTTCATCGGCGGATTAGGTCTCCAGGCTTGATCCCCGGCGGCAGAGGGTTTGAGAAGTAGATTGTCTTTGTCCGCTTGTCAATGCGCTCAATCGTCGCGGTCCCTTCGCAGATTTCCGTGGCGCGCTGAAACATCACACGAGAGCCACGTTGCAGAAACTCCTCAAGCGGACCTGAGACTGTGAATGCGTCCCTGAACTTAGAGCCATCCTCGAACCCGTTGTTCCGCTTATCTCTTTTCATTCCCAATGCGCCGGCCTCCGTTCCTCCGCCCGCTTCAGGCGGCTGTCTCGCTCCATGGTGAGCTTGTATTGCAGCAAGCTGTGTTCGGCAATGCTGGTGGTCGCGGCCAGTTTCTCGCGGTCGCGCTCTTCCTGGTTTTTCCCACGCGGAGACAGCATGGACTTCAGCAGATACCGAACCGCATCACCGCAGTCCTGCTCGATCATGGCCCGGCTCTTATCGGTTTTCAGAACATCATCAATGTCTTTCGGGTCGCGCAGCAATGCAGGAACGGCCTTCAGCAGCTCCGCGCATTCGCTTGAAATCAGCAGCGCATCCTCATACTGAAAACGCTTGCCATCCTTATCCACTCCCCAGCCTTTGCCTTTTGCCGCCCGAAACAGCGTACTCATCAGGCCCCAGCCGCCCTTGCGGTCATTGTCCGCGGGTCTCGCAATCGGCATTCCATAAGCCGTGAGCACCGAACTTTCCTTCATGGCTATGGTGTTCGCCGAATCTTTTTCGCCGAAAGCGTCGGGACTAAGGAAAAAAGATTTGTGTTTCTCCCGTTCATCTTTCGGCGTAGCGTCTACGATGCTTTGGCCGACATCCGTGCTCTCAAGCTCGGAAAT